GGTTGTGGAGAACTATCTAGTAAAAACCCTATTTTTTGACCATTTCTATAGATAAGTTCCCACAACCCTCACTTCCCTCACTTGAACCCTCACTTCCTCAACTTATTCAATTTATAAACCCTACTTTTTACCCAAATATTATAAACTCTAAAATATAACTTAGTATAATAAAAATAATAAAAATAATTACCACAGAAGTTGATCAGCAAACCAAGAACGGGTGCCCACTATATGTCGCGTCTTCTCAAAACGTTTTTTATATAATTCACGGCGGCGGTCTGCGTATGCTTTACCATCGGTTTCTAAATAAGACGGGAAATCGCTATAAGAAGGGGACCCGATACTCGTGATATAGTTTTCATCAAAGTCATACACGTCTATTTTATAGTTTTTCATTTGTGATGGGATGATAATGAGCCCAAGTTTTAGTGCCTTGTCATATGAATATTTTTTTATTTTATACATTATAATATTAGAATGTATAAATTAATTTTTTATAAATTTAAAGCTCTTTCTGCTTGCCTTTTAGGCTTAACAACCGATAAATAATATTCTTTTTTCTTTCTTTTCATATCATCCCATTTTTCGGGGTTATCTGTTTTTATTTTGTCTAAATATTTTTTAGTTTTTGTTCTCATCTTTTCGGGATTTCTTAATTGATATGCGGCAACATTTCGGCGATGGTTAGCATACATGCGCTCTGCCGGGCTTAATGCTGGTTCAGTTTCTGTATCTTCTTCTGAATTACTATTATTAATTATTATTTCTTGAACAAATGACATTTTATTTACTTATATATATTACTTTAGATATTTTTTTAAACTAATTTTTATTTTAGAAAATTAAATATAATATATATTAATGGATTTTAACATTAATGATGTTTTAAAAATGTATAATAAATTATTAAATCATTTGGAAGGCCATATTAAAGAGGGTAATTTTGACCACCTAGATATTACCCAATCGGCAGAACTTAAAAAGAAAATCAAAGAGTTAAAACAAATTATTAAAAAATCAAAAAAATAAATTAAATTTTTTCTTCTAATTGTTTATTAGAATTTTGTTTATTAATTTGTATTTCATCAATCTTTTCTTCATTTTGAGTATCACGAATAATACGCAACCCACTTAAACTTATTTCAATGGTTTCACATTTAGATTTATAACACAGCCGCGACAAAGCTAACCCACAACCGATGATACTTGTTATTAAAAACGACCAGAAAATCTCACTAAGCATTTATATATAATGATATAGAATATTATTATATATATTTTAAAACATCTATTAATAAATTTGTAAACTCAAGTGAAATTGTTAAACTCTAGACTTACTAACGTGGGAGTTAACACAGTGCCACTACATCGCCAGACGCTGTTCGCGGCGATTTGGGTATTACCGGCCAGCGAGTTTACTTGTAACACAGTGCCACTGTTAAGCGCTTTATTAATATTTCTATTCGCGGCGCCACCTTGTATATAAATATAAAATTTTGAATTAACGATAACATTTGTAAAAGTCATACTGGTAATATTTGCCGAAAAATTGGCAGATGGTAAAATAAATTCATTAAACGATAAATTATTTAAATTAACAGCAACCGCGCCAGAAACTATACTTAAAGGAGTTTGGGCAACAGGTAAAATAAGCCCTGATTGTAATGAAATATTACCACTAGATACGACTAAACCGTTACTTGATGTAACACCGGCCCCGGTAATGCCGGCAGACGTAACCAATGAACCAGCATTTAAAGCACCAGTGGACGGATTATAAGTTAATAATGGGGTTGTGGCATCATCTACGAATATACTATCACTGCCGACATTAGTTTTTAAGAATGGTATAAAATACGTCCCGGCGGTATTATCGGTCAATATATTAACAGTTTGAGCAAGTGTGGCACTGCTAGCATTACCGGCCAACGCACCTGTAAAAGTAGAAGCAGACACACCACTGGGAAAACTACAAACACCAGAAAAGGTTTTAACACCCGACACTGATTGATCGGCATTTAAACTAACGTAACCGCCAGCAACTGAAGATTGAGAAACCCCGGCCAGGGTAAGTTGAGCATCACCTAACGACTTATTGACAATACTGGCCGCGGGCACTGAGTTAAGGGCAACAGACGCCCCAGACATTACGGGCGGATCTGAAAGAGTAAGCACACCCGCTTTTGTTTGGGCGTTTGATAAATTAACGTAACCACCCGCGACTGAAGATTGAGAAACCCCGGCCAGGGTAAGTTGAGCATCACCTAACGACTTATTAACAATACTAGCCGAGGGCACTGAGTTAAGGGCAATAGACGCCCCAGAGAGAACTGGAGGGACGGAAAAAGTGGCGACATCCGCAAAACTAGACACCCCGGAAACGCTTAAAGCTGCGGAGTTTACGATGCCGGCCATCGATTGAGAAACCGTAAAATTATTATTTTGAGCGCCAATAGCCGCGGGGTCAGTTTTATTTAATAAATCTTGACCATTACACGGAGGATTCAAATAACTAATTGTAAACGACATTTATATATATTATTAATTTAGAAAATAATTTCTAAATTAATAATTAATTCTTTTAAGTAAAATTAGTAAAAATGGCCCTATATGTGCTGCTTGATCGTTTATAAATTTCTATTAACCAAATCGAATTTGCCGCCATTAGTGTATCCCCTAATAAATTGTTTACAACGCCGCAAGCCTTAGAAAATGTCCGCGGAGTCGAGCCAACTGTCAGCCATAGTTTATAAACACCGCCAGTAATGCCTGTTGTAGGATTTAGAACTGTTACATTATTATTTATAGTTATCGCCCATGATTTATCAATAGCGTGACCACCAAGCGGAATATTTAAAGTTGTTCCTGTTAGTGATAAAGTGGTGACGAGTGCTATACTATCAACGGTTAATGTGGTAAATGTTCCAAGACCTGTACTATCTATAGACCAATTAGTACATGTTATAGATGATGCGTCGATATTATTATTAAATCCTAAATTAGAATCTTGTAATTGAATACTCGAGTTAGTTATAGTATTTAATTGTGTAGCGCTAGTATCTGAAATTGTTATACTACTAACACCTATATCCGTAAAAAATCCTGCGTCATTATTTGTTAAATTAATATTATTTACACCGACCGAGGTACTTTGGTCGGTTCCGTTTCCATTTTGAAAATAAATAAGATTTGGCGTGATTTCAGTATATATTGGGTCTCCGAGGGGGCCGTTGATGGTATCCTCTACTTTATTTGACCCGGCACTTATAGTTGTTTTTTTGTTTATAGTGTCCGTTTCATCTAATAATAATGTATCATTAACATTTATTATAGTTGTTACTGGACTTAGATTTAAGTCCCCAGTAGGTCTAATATTAAAATCACTAGTAGTTGCCAAGTCATCAATCCACAACCGCATTGTATCAAGCGGACCCGTAAGCAATCCACCAGCGACACCTCCTTGAATAGCAAAACCAACCGTGTCTGGATTGCCTGATGTTAAACAACTTACATTAAAATTTAATCCGCTACTTACATTTTGAAGACCACATGCTGTATTAGATTGTCTATTTTGTGTATCTGGCGAAATAGTAAAATTATTTATTGACATTATATATTTTGTTTAGAAAATAAATAATATTAATTAAATTAAAAAAAAATAATTTAAGAACTTGAAAAACTCACGGTAGAGCCCGTAAAATCATTATCGACAACTTCTAATAATACATTCATATTTAATGTGCCATTAACGGTCCAGCCGGGTGGCCCTTGATAATTTGGCGATGAGTTATAAGGAGGAGTGTTGAATCCGATTGAAAACTGTCCCGCCCCGTTATAAGTATAATTTAAATAATTAAACCAAGCACTAACACCCCCAAAACCTGACGGCATACCACCGTTTTGATTTGATACCCAATACCAACGATTTTTTAATGGCTGGCCTGTATATCCGTCCGCGTAATAAGTTGATAAATAATTAAATGTTGGTGCAGTTTGTTGAATTGAGAACGGGGATGTAATCGTTATTACACTTGACATGCCATTTGTAATATTAAAACTATATTGAGAATTTGGTACTATATTACTTGTAACTCCTCCAGTATTTGCTGTTGCGTATACTGGCGTTATTGGTGCGGCGTTTGTTGTAACAATATTCATAGGGAGTATATTTAAAATCCCATTATTAGAATAAGCGATCGCCCCTGTACTATCATATATACTATATACAAATCTAATTTTTACCGCTTTCCATGGTAACGCACAATTAGCGCTTGTGAACTGGGCTTGAGGGATATTAATAATAATATTTTGAGTAGTTTGTGTCAATATATTAGTCGATATGCCATACGCTTTATAATTGTAGTATTGTAAGGCTATACCGCTATTTTGAATAGCCCCCTGAACCCAGGCTGTCGTCGGTATAATTGTCGAAGCATCATTTGATGCCGGCTGTGTCCTTGGTATATTTCCTATCAATGCGGTGGAATTTGAACCCAAAGAAAAAAAGTTATAACCGCCCGTGCTGGATCCTTGGGCATAGTTCACAAAATCAGTCTCACCCCCTCCGGTTGTTGAATTCCATCCAATTCCAAGGCCGGCTGTCGATGTATCGGGGCCACTTGGGACTACGTAGTTAAAACCTCCCGTAGTAATATTTAAAGCACCTTGAGAGGGCAGAATCATATTTAAATCATACCCAAAACCGGTCGCGGACTGTTGTAATTGTGAATATTGGCCGGTTGCCCCCGTTAATCTTACAGAACCCCCATTAGTAGTATTATATAAGGGGCTAAGTATAAATGATGAAGCCGATATAGCCGCAGTTGATAAAATCCCCGTGCTTGGTTGAAATCGTAAAGCGGCCGCACCTTGTAGTAAATTATAAGTACTGTTATTATTACCGGATAAAGTTAAATATAAATTTGATGTTGTAGCTGGTAGAGCTGTTCCTATTAAAAGATTTTGACTATTAGTCGCATTATTTGAATTTGATATTGTACCGTTTATTAAATTCGTTGTAGGGTTTACGGTTAAGCCCACATCAGTTAAAATAGATATATTGCCGGGAGATACTGACGACCCAATTAAAAGGGGTAAGTTAGAATTAGCGGTTGTTAAAGTCATCGCTATAGTACTCGCGGCTGTGCTGCTAGAAGCATTACCCGTAAGATTTCCATTAAAAGTAGAGGCTGTTATTGTTGAGGTGCTTGGATTAACCGATAATGCTGTATTAATATTTAAATTAGACGGCGATGTATTTTGAACAAACGGTATATAAAAAGAGCTATTTTGGGATGTTGTAGTTAATATAGAGTTTGCCGCATTTTGTGAATTAATAGAAGACCCTGAACTTACTGAATATAGAGAAGATCCTGAACTTACTGAATATATAGAAGAATTTGATGTGATTGATGTTTGGGCAGTTGTTGCCGTTTGTGCATTTGTTATTGTTCCCGTTATTAAATCATTAAAAAAACTTGGTCCGGTAACTGTTAATGAATCGGTTAAAAGCAAACTACCCCCCGCACTGTTAGTAATGGTTAACGGGGAAGTTGATGCAAGACTATTAAGATTAACCCCGCTATTAAATGTTTGAGTAGCTGTGAAGGGTAAAGTCGATGAGTGAACCTGCGATAACGTAAGACCGGACCCGCTACTAATTTCTAATTGATTAATTTGATATTGTAAGTTTGAAACTCTCATATTTAAATAATAGTTGCTGTAAGCCATGATATATATAATACTTATAAATTAATTTATATTAAATTAATAAAATAAACTTTATTAAAAATTAAAAATATAATAATCTAAAAAATATAATCTAGGATTAATTATATATAATGTCAGTTTTAGATAAATTAAAAGATAAAAATATTTCTCCTAGTACCTTAAATTTATATATAAAAAATTTAATTCGGCTTAATGACGATGAAGAAATTAAAAATTTTAATTTCTTGAAAGACTCTAAAAAAATATTGGAAAAAATAAAAAATAAGTCGGAAAACACCCAAAGAACATATATTATAAGTATTGTTAGTTTACTAAAAGAACAAACAGAACCAAAGAATAAAAAGCTATATGATACCTATTATAAAATATTAATTGAATTTAATAATAAACTTAAAAATAATACTGAAAAATCAGAGAAACAGGAGCAGAACTGGATTTCACAGGATGAAGTTCAAGAAATATATAATAAATTAGAAGAAGCCGCAACACCTTATTTATTAGCAAAAAGGAAGAAAGACGCAACCGCGAAAGAATGGACGCATATTTTGGATTGGTTCGTTTTGGGGCTCTACGTTTGCCAACCACCCCGGCGGAATATTGATTTTATTTTAATGATGGTTATTAAAACATTCAGCCCTGAAATGGATAAACAATATAATTATTATTCTTTGGATGACAACACAATGTATTTTAACAACTTTAAAACTCAAAAAACTTATAAGCTCCAAACAATTGTGGCAAATGATAAAGTAAAAGAAAATTTTAAAAAATACTTAGAAAATCACCCATTAAGAGCCCAAATTAAAAAATTAAAAATAAATCAATTTGTCCCTCTATTGGTTAATTTTGAAGGCCACCCCGTAGAGTCTAAAGAATCAATAACTAGAATATTAAATAAAATATTTGATAAAAAGGTTGGATCTTCGATGCTACGGAATATTTATTTAACTGATAAATATTCAGCAATTAATAAAGAAAAACAAGAAGACGCGGAAAATATGGGCACTAGTACCGGAACAATGGACAATAACTATATAAAAGAAGTAAATATTTAGGAAGTTAAAAGAACAACGCCAACATCCGGGGGGCAATCATTATTTATACAAAATTTATTAATAAAATCTTGAAATTCTTTCAAATCGTACCCGATCTGAAAAGTTTTCAAACGGGAAATAGTCCATCTGCCGCAAGAATTAATACCCTCCTTCAATACCTGAAATTTTGTTTTATTGTATATAAATTTATTTGGTGCCTTAATTGTTTTAATTAAACGGCTTAAATGGTGTTTGTCTTCTCCTAGCATCTTTTTAATTCCTGCGGCAATAAAATTTAATTCTCCATCAGGTTTCACGCCGTAAGAGTCAAACCATTCAAAAGTATTATCATATCTCATGATACAACACCAATGGCCACAACCTCTTGATGACTCTGTAAGAATGATTTTATAGTCGCGGTTTTCCGGTAATAAGTCGGTCATTGTTTCAAAATTAGCAAGTTCTGAATATTTTAATATTTTAGGTTGTACATTTTCAAAGAATTTATTAAAATCATCATTAGAAATCATGACTTCTAACCCTTTTTTTAATTGTTCAATTTTATTTAACATTTTCTGACTAGCCATTATATATATAACTTATAAAATTATTTAAATTAAAAATAATTTAAATAATCTAAAAATATTTAATTTATTTTCTAAACTTATATATATATATATAATGGTTCATATACAATATGATTATATTTTCGGCTTAGAACAACAAAAATTAATAATTCCAATTTTAAACCAAGCTTTTAAATCAGAGCTACAAGAATATAAAGAACAATTTTCAAAACATGATTATTACGATAACAAAAGAAACTACGAACTTAAAAGCCGTAAAAATAAAATGAATGATTACCCCACCACACTTTTGACCGCGAATAAAATCGTAATTGAAGATGAAAAGAAATTATATTTTATATTTAACTTTACGGATAAAATAGCAGTTATTAAATATAAAAAAAATAAATTTGATAAATACCAAAAAAAGATGTTTTCCCGTATTAATGATAAAGCAGATGAAAAAGAATATTATTATATACCAATTGAAGATTTAATAATAATTTACGAAAAATAATTTGTAATAAATAATTCTTTACGGTGTTTTTTTTGAGGTGTTGAGGCACAATTTTGCCAATTATTAACAATATCAATTGGGGTTATTTCAAATTCTTTAAATAATGATCTAATTAATGGGCTGTCATTGATAGTTAATAAAAAATGACCTTGAATATCATTCAATGTATCGCGCAACTCTTCAAAATTAAATTTTGTTGACCCTTCAGCATATCCAAATGCGACATCGGTTTTTTCATATGGGGGGTCAATGAAAAAAAAAGACGTTGGAGAATCAAACTTTTTAATAATGAATTTATAATCCTTACTATAAAGTTTAACATGTTTTAATAATTTCTGATATTCGGGTAATTTTAAAATCATTGTCGCCGGGTTGTGGGCTTTATATATTTGTTTACTTTTTGTAATTGGATGTGCACAATACCCCGTCGACAGTTTTATTTTTTCTAATAATAGTTCATCTTCTTTTGTTTTATCTGGTTTATCAAAAAACTCTTTAAGGTCATCAATTGTTTTTAAATTTTGATTATATTTTTTAATATTGGTTGATGCTTTTTTTAATAATTTTAATCTATTAATTAGTGCTTCATCTAAATCATTTAATATGTTTTTCTTTGCTTTTTCTTTATTAAAAAATATGGAAGCAGACCCCGCGAAAGGTTCGATATACGTGTCGTGTTCGGGGATTCTTTCAATTATTTTATTTCTTATATAAAATTTATTTCCTTGACGATTGAAGGGCGGCATTAAAGACATGATATATAATATAGTTTAGATTAAATTATATATTAAATTATTAAATTAAATTATTTAGATTACTATATTTAATAATCTAAATAATAATCTAGACCGTTTAGATTACAAATTAGATATTATATAACAATAATTTTAAAATTATTGTTAAATATAATGTAAACCTGTTTAGATTACGGGGAATATATAATCTAAGTTCATTTAGATTATTAAATTAGATAATCTAATTTAATAATATATATATTTTTATCTTTTCTTAAATATAGAGTCCACGAACTTTTGAACATCATCAGGAAGCCGCGCGCCCCCTTGTTTAATTCCGTATTTTTCTAAGGCTTTGTCTAATTTTTTATAGTCTTCATCTTCTAAAAATCCTAATAAATCATTTTTCTTAGCTGTTGTTATCGCCTCTTTTTCTCTAAGTTTATTAATAATACCCATATATTTTTGTTCTTTGTTTTGGTAGTCCGTATATTTTAATTCTTGTGCCGACTTTGCCCTTGGTGCTTCTTGTTTTTCTTTTGGTTTTGCTTTTGGGGGCTCTGGTTCTTCGTCTGTTTCACTTTCACTATCTGACTCTTGGGCCTTAATTACGTTGTATTGTTTCTTGACTGATTGCTTATTTGGCGTATTCGTTTTAATTTCTTCTTTTGCTTCTTCTTTTGCTTCCTCTTTTGGCGCCTCTTTCTTTTTGCCTTTTTTAACTAGTTGACCCTTTGAACCTTCATATTTTATAGTTGGTTTTAAATTATTTGTTTTTTCAATAACAATAGATGCATGTTTATTTCGTTTTGATAAATTCCCGGTTTTAGTGAGAGAAGGAACTAATTTTAAAATACCGCTTGGTGTTTCGTAAAGCATTTCTGCAGGTATTTGTATATGAATAGTATGAAATTTATTAAATTCAGACATTATATATATTATATTATATTATATTTTTTTCATTGAAAATTTATTACTTTGAAAAAAGTTTTTAGATTGTAAATAAATAAATTTATTTAAATAATTTATTAATAAATTCATCTTTTTAATCATTGGTGGTACTGTTTTGCACTTACATATTTTATCTATAAAATCGCTTGAACTCTCCAAGCTATAAGCATATGATAAACCCTGTTTAATATTCTGTAAATTGTTTTTCACATCATCAATATTAAAACTTGGGTATTTTTCCAATAATAAAAGGATGGTTTCCACATCGCTTACATACTTAGATACGCGCCCTGCTTCTGAGTTGAAAAAATCAGTTAAAGTTAATAACATTTTCTGTTCTCCCTCAATATCTTTTAATTTGTGATAAGCAAATTTTCGTTTTAAAGCTTTCATTAATTTCTTTTCTTTTATTTTAATTTTAAAATCATTTTTAATTGATTCTAATATTTTTTTAGTTGTCATTTCCTCTTTTTTAAAATTGGTTATTGCGTCTTTCCCTTTACCAAATTTAAAATAAAAATTCTCCGAAAATTCAACTAAAACGCCATCAATAAAACTTATTAAATCCATTTTGATGGTTGATTTATCTAATAGTGCCTCTTCAAATGTTTTTTTTTCATGATTTGCCATTACTTTATAATCATTTTTCATATCTTCATATGACCACCTCAACGGCTCCCCGTCAGAATCTAAACCGCACTTAAAATCTGTTATATAATCATGTTTAGTTTCCTTTGCTTTTTCAAATTTATCTAAAAATCGTTTTTGAATATATTTTAATTGGGTTTTTTCATGACCTTTGAAATCGTCAAATTCCATTAAATCAAAATCTGAATTATACAATATATTTTTAATACTTGAGGATCCAATAACCGAATATTTCCCATTAATAGATAATAAATTAAAAACATCTCGAATACTATTTTTAAAATCGTTTAAATCACGTTCTACAAATTCCATATTTTTATAATAATATACATTAGAATATTATTATTAAATTATTTTTTATTAGATTTATAACATATATTTATAAGGATACCCCATTAATAAAGGTTGGTTATAATATCCGTAATGATCATTTTCATGACGAAATCCGCCTCTTAATTTTTGGCTGTAGCCTTGGGTTGCTGTTGATACATCAAATAATAATTTTTTAAAAGCATTTACGACGGATGTGTACAATTCAATGCCGTTATCGATTGTGACGACGATGAAAGGCGCCTCTATTTGGTTAAATTTAGAAATAGTTTCATTAAGGTCATTAATCATATCTTCTATATCTTGTCTATTTAATAATGATACATTCTTTTTAATTCTACTATTAAATAATATATTAGCTTTTGATATTTTGTTAACTAACTCTGTTAAGTTTTGAATAATTGGGTTAACTTTTGGGGTTGATCTGCTGATCTCTGTTTTTGTGGCGTTATATTTTTGTTGCGCCTGCTCTGCGGCTGCTGCTTTCTCTCTGTCTTCTGTTTCTTTTAATAAAATTTCTTGTTGTTTTAAAATTTCATCTTGTATCATTTGCTGACGTCTGACGAGCGCTTCTGCTTGTCTGTGTGCTAATAGTTCCGCTTGTCTTGCGCGTTCGGCTTGTCTTGTTAGTGCGTCGGCTTTCTGTGCTGCTTCATTAAAAATTGCTTGTTGTATTCTTTTCTGTCTTGCGTTGTTTGCTTCTTCGGCTTCTTTTAATCGTTGTTCTGCTTCGGCTGCTTGTTGTTCTGCTTCGGCTGCTTGTCGCGCCGTTTCTATTTCTTGCTGTTGGGCTTGTTTTAGCGTTTCGAGAATTGCCTCTAGTTCTGTTAATTTTGCTTGTATTTTTGGCCTAATGAGTGCTTCGGCTTTTGTGAAACCGTGTCGTTTATCGGTTCCATATTTAATTTTTAAATATGTTAGTTTTGCGTCTGATATACCTTTTACTAAAAGACTATTATCTTGTTTTAAAACATCGATTAATTCTTTTAATTTATTTATAGTTGGTTTTTGTTTAATATCTTCATCGAGTTGAGCTGTACGTTCTATTAAATCATTAAGCGCTTGTTTTTCTCTTTCGAGATCATATGTAGCGGTTACATCTTCATCAATTCTTCTTAATAATTCTTGTATTTCGGCCTGATGAGTTTGTATTAATTCAATCAAATATGTAGTAATAATACTAGATACTGTCAAATCTCCGGGAGCTGATGCGAAAACCTCATCAATCTCTTGATTCCGTATCCGTTTTATTTCTTCACTTGGAAAATTTGGGTATAAATCATTATTATTTTCCATTATATCCAAAAGTTCCGCGTATTCGTCATATGCTTTATTAAATTCTGTACTGTCAAATTCGGATGTCTCAATTATTGAATCTAATTGACGGATTTTATCAATGTCTAATTTATATTGATCCATATGTTTATTTAATTCTTCGGCTTCGTTCATTAATCTATCTTGTTGCGCTTTGCCGCCTCCAATGTAACGGTGTGGCGTTTCAAATAAATAATTTCCAGCCCCTACAATTTGAGGCCCTAATGGCACCCCTTCGTATTTTGTCCCCTGACTGTGTAAACTAACGGCTTTTAAAGATTCTGGCATGTCCATATTGTGTGCTTCTTTTTCTATTAAGTTTTTATATTGTTCAGGTGTTATTCCTTGATCTGCTACTCTTAAAAGTTCCCTTTTCTTTGATTCGTTGACATATGTTTTAAGTTGAACTATTGATGAGTTGATCTGGTCTAAATTAGCTAAAAATTCTTCTAGTTCGTTATTTGGCGGGGTTCCGGCTTCTTTGGCCGCTTCCATTTTTGGGTCTGATTTTAAATTAGCTACAATTTGCCGATTAATTTGTTTGATAGTTTCGCTGGCTTGTTTCATGCTGTTGTTGTCTGTATCTAGTGTAAAATTTGCGTATTTTGGCAAAGACATTATATTATTATATATACATTATATAATAATATTTCTAAATTATAATTATTTATTTATTTCTTCTTTCTAGAGGCAGCCATTTTACGTCCCCATTCTAGTGCGTCAGGTGAACCTTTTGCAAATCTTGTTTTTCTTGGTTTGCGCCCTGCTGCTAATAATAATAATTCAGGGTTGGCTGCTACTGTTTCGGCTGCTGCTTCTGCTCCGGGCACTAGGTAATCCATCGCGGCCTTTGTTGCGTATTTTTGAACTAGGGGGGCAACTTTTTTAATTGCTTTGTTGGCACCTTTTGAGACTTGTTTCATGACTGATTTTAAAGAACCCCCAGATGAAGCGCCCCCGAAATCATGTTGTTTATTTTTCCTTGGCCTTCCTTTAGCGCGGCCCATTCCAACTGATGTTTCAGCTACTGTTTCGGCTGCTGCAGCAATATTTGCGGGGTTTAAATAGTTGGTTAATGCTTGTTCACCGTATTTACTTAATGGATCAATTAATGATTTTTGGACAAGTGTGGTCGCGGCCCCGGGAACCGCTTTTTGTAATGCGCGGCTCGTTTGTTTACCAACATTAGCGGCTTGTTTTTCAATTTTTTTTAATTCTTTTGAAAGACTGCCTGCATGTAATGTTGCGTGTGCCCCGTCACTAGTGAATAGAGTTAATGGGCCGTCATGAGGATTTCCGGCACCAGGGTGAGCTGTTATTCTATAGCCTCCGTAAAGTTTCATGCCTGTTAATGTATCATTAAACATTGTGGGCTGGGGATAGTGCTGGATTGCTCTTTCAACATTTGCTATTTTTTCGCGTGCGATCATCTTTTTATATTCCATCTTATATATATTATAATGATAAAATAATTTATTAATTATTTTATTATATGTTTTTTATTTTAAACAAAATGACGGGATAAATGCCGGCGGCCGCCAGAAGAAGCCCCACCAGATGAAACGCCCCCAGACATCCCCATGCCGGTGATTCCTTGAGCCAGTCCCATTGGTAATTTTCTATAATGTTTTTCAATTAATCGGGCTGCATCTGCCAGTGGGGCATTACTCATTACACCCCCTACAAAACGACGGAGGGCTTCTGAATCGGCAGCGGGTTCTTGTTCTTTGCATGAGAGTACCATTTGAGAAGTGAGAAGACCAGTGGTAATGGTTGTAGAACCGGCAATAGTAGACATTAGGCCCTCATTACATACAATGATGCAGCATTGAGGTGCGCAGGCATATGGCAGGGTGTTTGTGTAGTTGATGGTAATTTGGAAATTGAACTGGCCCAGACTTCCTGGTGCCAATGCGGAGTCGATGCTGAGGTCCTGTGTGTTGATTACAAGCAATGAACCAATAGATGGAACCTTTCGGGTGTCGTATGTAATAGTATTTGCAGTGCGAGCTCCAATTGCAGCCCCATTTATAGATGACACACAAGCTGTCGACTCCCCGAGAAATTCCAAAAATGATTGACCGCATCCAGCCTTTTGTGAGAGCACCCACAAGTCGTGAGGAACTGCAGTGCTTAAAAGACCGGATTTATTATTTATATTTATTGATACGGAACGGATGGTAAACCATGAGTCAGTATTAAAATTTTTGAGGCTTGCTGGGTCGGGTCTAATATTTATAATAAATCTACTTGGTAATTGATTCAATTGAATATTTGCGCTAGTTAATGAGCCGTTAACACCTGAAGCAACCACATCGGAACTTTGAGAGGTTGTAATATATCTCGGATAATCTGTATATGATCGAATATTGCGTAAACTAATACGTGCGACTTGGCTGGGATCTAAAGTTAAATAATTTAATAAAAGTTTGGCCCCTGTGTATGCTGTAGAAGAAGCACCGGGAGATCCTAAAGAAACGGTCCAAGGGTATTTATAGTCAATCTGGTTAACTTTGCCAGCACCCCCACCAACATATTTAATAATTTGAGCAGTTCTTAAACATCTATTAATTGCGTTAGTTGACACATTCATATTAACGGTCAGGGTATTCAAACCAAGGAAGCCGGGCTGCACTGTTGGTTGACAGTTGAGAAATGGGGAAAGCATGATGGGCTCAGTTAGAAGAGCGGACACGGTAATTGTAAATTTATTTCCGTTGTTATCGGCGACTGAACTTGTTGGATTTGCTGATGGTGTCACCCCATCAGCTAGTGTTTGAGCAATAATAACCGTAGTGGGGAAGCAACCGCGGCCAAAATATCCCTCATTGAATGTTGAAGCATTTAAAGCACCGAGAGGATTAGATAAGGCAGAAATTACATTTAGGTCGGCAGTTGTTTGATAATTACCAGCAGCATCGGCGTAATTGCCCCATCTATCGTCAGGCATTGCTGGGGTTCCGCTGTTGTATTTTTGAAGATGCCCCGATGATGTCATTCTTAATAATTGTGGGAAAATATCGCCAATATTAACAGACACCGAGCAGTTGTTGATACTTGCTTGTATTGTTTGAAGGGATTGGTTGAGGGGAAACGGTGACCACGCCTCTGTGTTGCCAAACTGGAAGACATTATCGTTAGCTTGAATTGGCCCAGGGGCTGACACGCCGTCGGGGTTATTCTTGGTGGTGATGGTAATTGTGAATGTTAATTGCGATTGAAACCATATGTGGGCATCTGTAACGATGGACTCATTAGGCACTTGAATTTGCCAAGATAACAGAGAAGAAGACTGTGACAAGGCTGGATAACTCTGAAAAGTGCAATTTTGACCCCCTGAGTGAACGGCAAAAAATGGGGTGTCTGTGATGTTTTCAATACGACTATCGAGAACTAATGCTAGCTTCATGTTTTCGGACATTTATATATAAATTAGTAAAGATTTTTATTTTTACTAAATTAAATAATTTTATTTTAACTAATTATTTTTCTATATATTTTAATGGGTGAATTTTGTCCCCCCTATATCTTGGATTAATAAATTTTTTTTACGTGTAAAAAGAATTTTCATCGTGCAACACCCCCCGGGAACAAGACGAAAAGCGATAAGTTTCCCTTGTCTATTTTTCCAGTACACATCCACGTCGATGGAATACAACGGGACATTTCCAATCATTTCTACTAAACGAAATTCCGCCGTTGGGTTATAGAGTATTGCTGGGCGCCACCCTACCTCTTGGTCGACCATCATGTCCGTAATGATTTGTCCAAAATTTGCGTTATTTCCATTAGAACTGATATTAGCCCCATTATTTAAAATAGTAGGTTCTGATAGTTGATTCGCAACGATTGGAAGTAATGACGAAGTAAAAACAACAGATTGAACAGGCGACCAAATTGCCGTCACGTTAGCTTCTGTCCAGCACTGAATTGCGATGTAAGTCGGATTTGAAACGGGAAAATCTATTTGGGTCGACCCGCCAAACACAGAAAAAGCAATCCTAAAATTTAGACCTTGTGGGCTTGAGTTAGCATTAATAAACATTGGAAGAGATGCGAATAATTGCCCACAGTTATTATTCATATATAATATAATGGGGTTTGGTAGGTTGCTGGCATATCCTACAATATCCCCGTTAATAACTACAAATTTGTCGCTGCTGTCAAATTCCATGACTGGGGCATGGGGAGTAGGTAGCGTTCCCCCTAAAAGTCCAACCTGAAGGGCTAATTCTTGATAGCACTCCTCAAAAGCGACATTCATCATATAAATGAATGCTTGATAATTATAAATATAATAATAACCGCTGCTATCATCTTGAAACCCGTCGACCGTTTGACTTGGTGGGGTTGGCAGAGTTGCGATTAAATTCTGGGGAATAAATTTTATATAAGTGCGTACCACCACGTCAACCCCGGCCACTTTATATGACATACTAATACTATAAATCGTTAAATTAATGTCGGGTTGTTTTGGTTGAATTACTGGGATAAAAACGGGTAATGAATCAGTATCTAATGAAAACCTAATAATACTCATATAATATAAGCTTGGATTGTGTAAGAAGGGGATCGATCGGGTTTCAATAAATTTAACAGGGTTAGAAATTGTTTCTTCTTGGTTCCTGTTGCTAAATGTTATATCGTAATATAATTTGTCTACGTTTGCCATATATATATAACTTACAAAATAAAATATTTATTAAATTAAATTATAATATAATATAATAAATGTCGTTAAATTTTGTATCAATTGATAATGGGTCGGGAATTTGCAAAATAGCAAATAAAGATGATGATTTAACAGTATATGTTAATAGTAATAAAGGGGGGCTGCAGGATATTATATGTAAAGATGATGACAAAGTTCAACCAATACCGGACAAAAAACTGGCGCGATCTGTATGCTACGCGTCGGGAAAATCGGGTTCCGGGAAAAGTTGGTTTACAATGAAATATGCCAAAGAATACCAAAAACAAAATCCTAAAAATGATATAATATTATTTTCTAGTTTAACGTCTGATGTTGGAAGTCTTGATAAAATTAAAGGTTTAAAAAAAATGATTCTTGATTCTGAATTTTTACAGGATAAAGACCTTTTAAAAATAGATAACTATAAAGAATGTTTAGTTATTTTTGATGATGTGGACTGTATAGCAGATAAGGCGCTTAAGGGGCGCATCATGGCGATCTTAGATGTGATACTTCAGACGGGAAGGCATACACGCACGTCGGTGTGCTATACTTCACATTTAGCATGTAAAGCAGCAGAAACAAAATTAATTTTAAATGAAGCCCACCTTATTGTATATTTTCCAGATGGTACCCCTCCAAGAACAATTAATAATTTACTAGAAAATTATATAGGGCTTAAAAAAGACCAAATCAAAAGAGTCAATAATTTGACAACAAGATGGGTCGCGATTAACAACTGTGCGCCACCTGTTCTGATGTATGAAACCGGGATTAAGATGTTGAAGACTATATAAAATAATTTGTAAATAAAATATAAATAAATGTTTAATAATATTAATCTAATGTTAAGGTATAGAATGCCCCGGAGAATTAAACTTTTAAAAAAAATTGAATATGCCGACAATGCCGCCGAAAAATATGATAAGTTTTTTAATTATCGGTTAGCTTGTTCAATTTGTAAAAGTGAGACGAATTTGCAATGGTATAACGTACATTTAAATAGTAAAAAATGTCAGAGAGTCCAAAGATTTGTGTATAACGATGAAATCAGAGATGAAAAACTTCAATTAATAAGAGATAAAATATATTTTTTAAAGTATGGACCGGAAGAACCGATTAATATAACCGAAGATTCAACATTAAGCAAAGAAGAATATAAAAATTTAATGGAAATGAAAAAAGAAATAATTTAATTTTATATAATATACTAAATGTTATATAAAATAAATTACGCAAAAACGACAGAGCGGACGCGCCCCCCCTGATATAAAATATCGGCTTTTTCCCCTATTGTTGTTATTGTATTTAAGGTTTTTCTTAGGTTTGGATATCCTGATAACACTGTGCGGGCGTCTTGTTCTATAAATGCTCGGTCGTTTGGTGTGCCGATGTGATTCGCATCAAGAATACCCTCGATAAAGTTTCCGCAGTTGTTGTGGGTTGCTGAGTATCCGAAATACTTGTCGCGGCCCATGTGTTCGTATGTTTTATTTAACATATTTTCTAAAGTTAAATTTTGCGGGATATTTTGAACGTGGTGGGCTTCTTCTTCAAATTTTTGAAGTTTAGGGGATTCGTTGATGTGTATTTCCGGCCCTTTCTCTAATCTTAGTACTGTGCCGTTATCTAAGGTGACCCATATTGAAATATGGAATAAATTATCTTTGGGTTCATTCTCTAGGCGTTTGTCTAGTTCGTTGTCTGTCCATATGTTCATTATATTCATGTAAATATCGCTTAAAACTGCCCGATGTAATTCTATTTTAACTATTTTATTATTTTTATATTTTTCTAAAACTTTTAAACTTGAGGGTTGGTAATCATTACGGCCAAATATTAGCTTTTTTCCTACATCTATAATTGTTTTAGTTGTATCTACTAGACGGGAAGCAATAGAACCGCCTTCTTTGTTTGGGGGATATGCTAGTACAAAAAGTATATTATCAGTTATTTTTTTAATTCTAAATTTATAATGTTGAGCTTCTAACGGTTCGGGGTCGGCTTGTCTAAAATGAATATAATTAGGCTTTTCGGTGTCAATATCATCAAATTTAAAATGATGTTTTTTTAACCATTTTTTAGCTGTTTCAATTTTAAAATCTTCTTTTTTAAAAAGTATACTCTGTATAATTTCCATTATTTAATAGTAGATTTTATTTAATTATAATTCTATAAATTACTAAATAATTTTACTTAGGTTTGTAAAGGTTAATATTTAGGTAAAATTATTTAGTAATATATTATAGTTTTAATTTTAAGTTATATTTTAGGGTTTATAAATTGAATAAGTTGAGGAAGTGAGGGTTTAAGTGAGGGAAGTGAGGGTTGTGGGAACTTATCTATAGAAATGGTCAAAAAATAGGGTTTTTACTAGATAGTTCTCCACAACCCT